TGAAATGATTGTATCAGCAACGGAAAACACTAGCAAATTAATTTTAACTCCTTTAATTGACGAATTACCAGTTTTTGTTAATTATTATGCGAATAATGCATTTACATGGTCTGAGATTTTATCTGATACATCATTAGGCATACCACCAACAGGAGGAATATTCGTACCAATAGTAAGCGGATTACATTTAGAATCTGATATACCTTATGCAAATTTAATTAATAGACATTTTCCAACAATAGCAACGGTTTCTCATGTTGAAAATTTATATTCAAGTGAAGATTCTGGTGGTTATTTTATACCAAAAATGTTAGGAATTAGTACTGCTTTATCTAAAAATACTAAAAATACCATAAATAGTATGAAAATTCCAAATAATGGCACAAATTTAAATTCTTATGAAGTTTTTACTAATTTAGAACAATATAACTCTGACAATAGTACATCAAAAACAGATCAAAATATTATTGTTGAGAATGAAAGCACAGATTCGACATGGATGAAAGCCCCTATAACAAACTGGAAAAAATCAGGATTTATTATAGATGCGGCAAATCATCAACAGTTTATTCCATATAAAACAAATTTTGAAATTAATAGAAAAAATTATTATGGTTTACATCAACAAAATGATGCTTTCGATCCTTGGTTTGGTGAAGCTGATGATATTTGGGAAAATACTATAGATTGGCCTACTAACTTTACTAAACAATATAATATTGAAAAATGGTATACACAATTTCCAAATCAAAATTATGAAATTTATCAATGGAAAACAGATATATTTAATAATCAATATGCATTATTGAAAAATTTACAAAATATTTCTACTAGTTATGACAAAAAACATTTAATAAATGGTACATTATGGGTTAGAGATACCAGAAATATAGTTCAACCAGCATCTTCTATTTTAACTGATATTTATACTGGTTTAAGCAGTATTACGACAATAGATGAAGATGTTAATGTTCTTTTAAATGAAAATATATTAGATATTGATGTATTTTATGATACTTTAATGTATTATACTAGTGCTGGAATATTTTTCTTTAAATTAGATTTAGATTATGATACTGGAACAATTACTAGTGAAATAAACGAAAATATCATAATTCCTTTAAGCACTAATAATTTATATGGTGGAACATGGTTATCTAAAGATAAAACAGTAACAATCTGTACATTATTATCAAGTGATTATCAAATTCGTCCAGTTTTAATAGAATATAATATTGATGATAATAGATTAACAGAATTATATAATATTAGCTCAAGTTTTACAAATATGAGTGCCTATAATTTAACAGCTATAGAACACCCTGTTTTAACTTATAATGACACTTATAGTATTTATAATATTAGTTATATCGGCTATAATGATCAAAAAGAAGGAATGTACTTAACTACTATTAATATTCAAAAAAATGAAAACGATTTTGAAATAATAGATACAAAGATAGTAATACCAAATGCTTGAAAATAGTGTTGTATTCATAAATATTTAATATGAGCACAACTTATTATAAATATGCACAATTTGAATCTTGTACGCCATTATCAGCGGCGGCCACAAATTATACCTTTGATTTAACATGGACTTTAGAACAAACAAATATCTATAAATATTATAAAATTGAAATTTATAGGTATATCGGTGAATATAATGTGCCAGTAACCACAGCACCAGACGAAAATAACATTCATACTGCTTCTTTACCAATTTATACCATTGAACAACAGTTTGATACAGATGATGAACCAATTAATTCAGTCGTAGTAACTACTGACTATTTTAATGGAAGTGTGGAATCTTCTACACAAACTGGATTAATTACAGATTTTGCAACATTTTCAGATGATTTAAATCGTTATAACAATAATGATACAGTTTTAGTAAATAATCACAATTTAACAGATGCAAGTAGTGACAGTACGTTATTAACTGATATTGTACAGACAAAACGCATGGTTTATTATATTATAACAACTTGGATTAAAGGGGTATATGATGCGTCGCCATATTGCATTGGTTCGCATTGCAAAACAGGCGTTCTCGACAACACATCAACCAAAACACAGGTTAAACATGATGTTTTACATTTTGAAGGAGATTTAATTTGGGTCACAAAAATACCAAATAGTTTAGTATCATTAAATTCTGATTCAAGAGGTATATCTCGAACTTCAGTCGATTTAAACAGTTTATATCTTAATCCCGCACAACATACACAAAGAGGGGGATATGCTTGGACATCTGACCGTGGAACAGGAAATTTTTTTAGATTTAATTTAAAAAATGGTTTACAAACTGGAAAATTCAACAATATTTATCAATATGATTCTCCGGGTCATGGAATATGCGTAGAGCCTAGTACTGGAGATTGTTACAGTGGCGATGACCCAACAGGACATATTGTTAAAGGATTGACATCATCACTACCTGTTTCCTGTGACGAATCTACTTCTGGATCAACAACCGACATTTGTGATTTAACTTATTGTTATGGAATTGTTAATATACCACAACAAGACACAAAATATTGCGTATCAGAACGAAACCATGCAAACGATACTGGATATTTAACTATTTTTAATGTTTTAGATTGTAGTAAAACATCATTAACAACACCCAAAATATATGGTGTAGCAAGCGGTCCAGACGGAAGTGTTTTTGGTGTTAGTAGTAAATATAATACTATAGCAGTAATTAAATCTGATAACACCACAGGATTAGATACCTCTATCAATTCATATAATGTTACAGTAACAACCGACAATCCAGCATTATGGCCCAATAATGGTGATAAAAAATATTATCATTTAATTTGTTGCAGAGAAGATGGGTGGATATGTGACCATTATATAAATACAAATCAAAATGCTGATTCTGTTATAGATGACTCAAAATCCATCAACAGCGAAGTTAATTATGAAATTGATGGAGAGACAAGAACTAGCAAAGGTGTTGGAATTGATGGCGAAAACAACATATGGGGGTTGGGATTGTACAGAAACAAGATATACAGAATTGGCACAACATCTGACTATTCTAGTGGTGGTAATTGTAGATATCCTAGTAATAATTTAGAAAATCAACCATTATCTTATAATAACAGTGAAATAGAATGGTTTTTGTTGCGGGACGCAGGATATGTAAACACATCACCAGCATCAACAATATTAGGAAACGTAGATGACACCTATAGTGCTGATTGGTTAGGAAACGGTACATTAGCAACGGCGCATGATGCATGGTGGTCATTAGTGGAAAATAAAAGATTTGAAATAAACCCAAATAGTTATAAAGCTGATGCATCAACAAATCCAAGTGGAGGATTCAATGTAACAAAAGAAACTGGGGGAACTAGCACTTATACAAAACATTATGGCATAAGAATGAAAGATTATACTACAAATTTAGCAGGGTGTTTAACTGGAATCGAAGCGTGGTATAATACCTTTGCTAATATTGATAGTCAAACTTGTTATTTAAGTTCAGGATTGACTCTTACACAAAAAGAGACTTTGGTAGAAAACAATTTAAAAGGAAGAAGATTATTTCCTTGGTATGGAACAAAAGATAGTTGCATTAATTTAGCGTTTTCTGGAAACAATGCTCGTAGTTATTTAAATTCTTATAAACCAGGATACGCAATCGGTGATACAACAACACCTTCTTATACATTGGAACTAGAAAATTGGAATGGTTATTCATATGAGTATTCAGATTTTACAGGTAATTTGTTAATAGCAGGTTTAGAAAACTCTAAAATTAATAAAGATATTATTAATCCTAATCCAAATTTTCCAACAGAACCTGACCCTGAAAACCCAACTGTTATACAACCTACAGTTAGTATGAATTTAACGGCTCAACATTCGAACAATGGATATCAAGATGTATATGCTTATTGTTATCCTTGGGATATTGTATCTACAACATTAACACATATAAGCGGTTACGATAATTTAACATTAACAGGAACTATAAGCGTTAATAGCGGAAGTTTTGATATACAAGATATACATTTTTATACAGATGATTACGATAGCAAACGTTATGTCATTGAAAACAATGGAGAAATTAGAGACGTATTTCCAATAAATCATACTTATAATGAACCAACTAAAATTGGTTTATTTTATTTACCAAGTGGTCATAACGATGGTAGTGAATATCTACACATTAGAAAAGCTGGTGGATCATATTTCCCATATTTTACATTAAGCACTTATAACGTTTATACAGGTGTAACAACATTATATACTTTGAGTGCAACCGTTACAGTTTTAGAAAGATGGCCGGAACCAAAGGCATATTTAGAAAGCACAGATTTATTAAATCTTAGAACTTCTATGTTTAATAATAGTACTTGGGGAGTTGATAGATTTGATAAGAGTTCTTCGCTTTATAATGAAGGAAATACCAACGATGCACTTCGTAATAATATTATTTATGGTGTTGACCCAATCAAAATAGATTTTCAAGATCGTTCTATTGCAAGAACATATCCAATATCAAGCTGGTATGTAACACTTTCAACGAACAATAATTTAATATCTTGGTATCCAACATCAAGTTTATTTTTACAAACTACCACAGCTTTAAATGTAGGAGCAGATGAACAAAACTTTTTTGATGCTTTAACAAGTTTAAACTTCAGATATGGTGATTATAAGTTTATTATGAATGTTGCGGCAAGTACAACTAATACATCTTCTGATAAAGAATTTATCAATTATATGAATATTTCAGAATTTGAGCCGTTTGCACAATTTTGGGCAAAAACAGCATATACAGTAAATTCTAATTATACATCAGATAGTCCAACACCAGCAATTCAAATTGCAAATATTTTAAATGGAAATAATATTAATTATCCATTTATATCTGGTTATGCTCCTAATTTAACAATTTATTTTCAAGATTCATCAGAAGCACATACCTTTCCCATTGCAGAATATATTTGGAATTTTGGTGATTATTATAATGAAGGCTCCAGCAATGTAAAAGAACTTAGCTCTAATTATTATACAATTTCAAGCGATGATGTTGTAATTTCACAAGGAACTTTTGATGTTCCAAATTGGAAAACAAATTATACTGGTCATACTGCGGTACATACTTATACTATACCCGGTACTTATGATGTTTCTTTAACAGTTAAAGCAAGTTCAACAAATACTCAAGATGTTTGTGCAAAATATGTGGATACCATTAATGATGTTAAAAGATTTTATATATATGTCGAAGAAATTCCACCAGTATATACTGGCGGAATTAAAATAAGTGACAATGCTGTTTCTGGTTTTACATATTCTGGTGTTTTTAGTGGCATTTCACCTCAAACTTATTATTTTGTAGCATCTAATATTTTAGCGGGTTCTTTTCCAATTTGTAAAGTTATGTGGGATTTTGGCGACGGGACAATTGAAACAATTACAAGAATTCCATCGTCTGATATTACATCACAAGGATTAACTATGACATATAATATTGATCCTCGTTATACTATAGTTCCCCACACATATATAAATAATACTACAAATAATAATTATTATAATATTAGTGTATCTGCCTTTGCCTGTAACACAAATACAGCGATTTTAACTTCATCCAATACATCAATAGGACCAATTTTTAGTCCTTATATACAAGCTGACGAAAAGCGTAAGTTAATAGGTTCAAGATTTGATTCTTCTGGAAATATAATATATTTATTTGAAGGATTAACAACTAAAAATATATACACAGTTGCCATTTCGGGGGTTATATAATGATTCAAACACTTTCAACATTAAATTTGATACCATTATCTGCTAATTATCCTTATGATAATAATATAAAATTAAATACAGATTCAATAGCATGGAAAGACGGATATCAAACTTTTAAACAAAATGTATTTGATTATAATGTAGATACAAGTTTAAACAATGATAGCATATTTTATTTAACTAGTTCATCAGATTTGTTTAATATAATACAAGAAACACCCTTGGATAATTGCATATTAGGTGATTATATAGTATTACAAATAAATTCACAATATGTTACAAATGTTGATAATGAATTATATTTAACACCAGTATCAAGTGATTCTAGTTATTTTAGACTTATTGTAAATTCTGACAATACCTATTCCTTTTTACAAGGAACTGGCACATATGTAACGGTTAGCAATCAAACACCATTTGATTTGACTTTAGAATCTTTATTGCCTAATGATGAATTACACCATCAAAAATTTAATATGAATATTTTAAATAATTCACAATCTTATATTACTACAAGAATTACCAATGAAAGTGGTGTGGGAAGCTCAACAATTGAAAGATATTGGAGTTATACAAAGCATGGACCAGAACAAGGCAAATTAAGAGCAAACGGAACCACACAAAACAATGATTATTTATTTACAATTAATAATTTTGATATAAATTTTATACCAACGGGTTTTACTAGAGATCATACATGGGTTTGGTATTATAACAATTTCAATGATGCAACAAACAATAAAAATGTTGAAATAAATGAATCTAAATCAATTTCTGGAATTAAAATAAATCATTTGTTTGATTTACCATATAATACTAAAATAAATATTATTAATAATCAAATGGATGTTAATTTTGCTAACATGAAAACTATTCAAACACCAAATTATGAATATAGGAAGAAAATATAATGCAAACAAGTGCGGTAAATATAAGAGAATATAATAAAATTTATACAGGTACAAATCAAGAAAACGGATATGAAACACCATTTTTAGGATTTAAATCTGATACTATTGAATTAGTTTTAAAAAAGGATAAAGTAACTTATTTTCATTATCCTATTTCAGCACCTAGTGGATTATTAATTGATAGTTCTTTGGTACAAGATGGTGCAATTGCTGGTCAAAATCCTTATAGTAGTGATAAAATATGGAAAAAACAAGCAAATTATTTTACCAATAGCATATGGGGAAATAGTCAACCAACAGGCAAACAAACTGGCGTGTGGTTATGTTCGTGGTTATCTGGTAATTCAAGCGACGAAAACACAACCCCAATCTGGAAGGATCGCTGGTATAATCCTGGTTATATAGATTCCACAACTGCAATGTTTATAACAAATCCAGTAGCATCTAGCATTCTTGTGGATATAGATAGTGAAATGTCTTTTGAAGGAGGTTCATATTATAAATATTATCATATAGGAAATTCACACAATTCCACATTAATTAATAGTTTAACTACTGAAAATCATCTTAAATTATATTTAGAAACTTGGTCAGAAACACCTGAAGATTTATCATATAATAACAACGTTACTAAAATAGAGAATTTTAGTAATGAATGTGTAAATTATGAAGGAATTAATTCTATTGAATATCCATTAGATGATTGTTTAAAAATACATGCAACCAATTATTGTGAAACTTTATATAATAGTTCAATTGCCTTAACAGGGAATTTGAGTTATAATATTTGGGCTTATTGCGATGATTGGAATAAAGGAAATAATACAATTTTATCTAAAGATAATCGTGGTGGGTATAGTTTAAGATACGACAATGGATTTAATAACCCGTTTATGTTTTTTGTAGAAAATAATGGCAATATCATATTAATGAATACAGATGGATTAGTTATTAATTCTAAAACCCTTCCACAACCTTCAAATCCTGTTGATTTAGTGGTTGATTTTAATAATTTCACATGGATTGCTGACAATGATTCTAAAAAGATTTATAAAATTGATTATAATAGCGATATTTTAGATAGTATTAATTTTGATAATTCTGTTGAATTGGCTAGTATTGCTTTAGACAATAATAAACTACTTTGGGCATTAGATAGTAATAGCTCAACAATTTCATCGTTTGATATATTTACTAATAAAGTCAGCACAACCAGCATATTACCTGTTGGATATAATATGTTCACATTTGATTTAAATAATAATATACAATCTACAAGCGGATCACAAATTTTAATAGATAATGATAACAATATATGGGAAGTTAAAAATAATTTTGTTTATAAAAATAGCACAGAAGTTATTAGTGGGAATTTTATAGCTTGTGATAAAGATAATAATATTTGGGTGCTTTTTGACACAAATAGCTTTTTAAAAATGGATAATACTACTTTCGATTATGTATCAGGAGCAATTGGAAACAATACGAATAATGTAAATAGAACATTAAACTTTTCATATGAATTTGTAAATGACGAATGGCAAACTTTTGCATATTTTACATATGAAAACGAACAAAAAATTTATAAAACTGACAAAAATGGTAATTATATTAAATCCATTGATATTTCAATTTTTGATACAATTCCAATGTTAGAAAATATTAATTCATATGATTGGAACCGAAAGTTCAATTATTGTAAACATGATAGAACACCTCAAATTAAAGCAGATATCTTTATTAGAAATAACAACGAAATTGAAAAACATGTATTATCCACCCCAATTGACGGATTTAACGATAAAAATTGGCACATGTTTACCTTTACTTATGATAGAAATAATATAAATTTTTATATGGATAGCATTTTAAGAGATAATAAAATAGTAGGAAATAATACCAATATTTATTATAAATATGAAAACTCTTTAATTTTGGGCACCGATGTAGGAAAGAGCGAACCCTTTAAAAAGGAATTAAAATACAATTCTTATAGCTTTAATGGTAAAATAGATGCTTTGAGAATTTATGATAGTATACTAAATAATTTTAATATAAGAAATTTATATTTAGATAAATATAAATTTACTGATCTTGTATGGAATATTCCAACAGGAAATCAGAATTATATTGAAGAAATTGTAAGGTTTTTTAAATTTAAATTACCTGGACAAAAATCTCAATATTATAATATAAATTTGATTGGTTTACAAATAGAAGATGAAAATTTGAAAATAATAATAGAAAATATTATAAAAGATACTATTAAAAAGGTTGCACCAGCATATGCTGAATTATATAAGATAATTTGGAAATAACATGAATATAACATTTGAAACAACAACATCTGGTACAACATATTTTACATTAAGCACAGTTGCTAATGTTGCGTGGCAAAATTTAAAATTTAGTAGTGATAATTATGTTTTAAATACTACTTATCCTGTTGCTGTCACAAATGCAGATAATTTATCTCTTGATTGGGGGGTTTCATCAGCTAATACAGACACCATAAGAGTTACGGCAATTTCAGATACACAGGCAGTAATACTATGTGCATATCATCCAGATTTTCCAACTACAAGTGCTATTTATATATTTAATCCATATCATCTATATGTTCAACAAAGTAGGTTAACTGACACTTCTTTAAGTGCATTTGCTTGGTTTAGACAAGTATCCACGAATAATTTAATGCCAATTTATAAAAATTGTGATTTATGGTGGTATACAAGCCCAAGTACGGATGAATTATCTGCAAAATATAATTATTCAGCATCTTTTTCAAATTTTGATAATACTATTACTAATAAAGCTTATTTAGCAAGTGCATTATATTTGAGTTCAAATGAAATAGACTATAATAGTTATCAATTATCAGTATCAACATTACCTATAACAAGTTATCTACCATATGATAGCATTATTCAAATTAATGGTCCGATAAGCATGGAAGTTAAAAACACTACAGTATCATCAATCGAATTATCTGCTAGTCAATATAATATAGGACTTCCTACTTATAAACAACTTAAATGGAAATTAACACCATTTTCTACTGAAATATTATCATCTAAAAAAGAGGAAATTCTTTTAACATTTAATACATCATATAGTGCAGCTACTGGAGATTGGATTAATATAAGTACAACAGATTTTACAAATTCTTATGTATATAGTTTAAGTTCATATACTGGAGAAATAAGCGGAACATTTAGACCTTATTTAAATATAACACAAAATACAACATTAACAGCAACTGTTTCAAGTGTTATTGATGATGTTCAACAGCATCAATATTTTGTAAGTATGTATGGAATTACAGATAATATTTTACATAATTTGCCATCTAATTATTACTTAATATGGAAAAACACAACCAACAATAATGGTGTATATGCTAAAAAGACGAATAATGTCACTTATAATTTTAATACTATTAATACTGTCTATAATATTGAGGATTTAAATTTATATATAGCTCCATCAATTACAACAACTTCACCAAGATTATGTACATATAATTTTGTAGTATCTGCCCTTTCTGGCAATAATACTACAAATGCAGTAAAATATACTGATTTTACAATTTATTTAACTGAATGGTATGATGATACATTATTTAAGCCACAATGCACTTTCCAATATGAACCATTAACATTAAATACAACTTATCGTCCTTTAACAAGTGGAAATTACAGAATTTCAAATGATTCTATAATTCCTGCAAGTACAGTAGGAAATTTAATTTATACTTTCAACGATTTGGTCACAACTATACCGTTTGATAGTATAAATGGAAGTATACCCACAGAAATTTATCATACTTTTGACTGTACTGTTCCACATCTTTGTACAATTGATTTAACAGTACAAATATCTGCTAATGGATTTACGGATTATGTTACAAAAAATGCCACACAAAAAAGTGTAGTTTTTACACAATTTCCAAATGCTGATAATTGGATAATTTATCCTGAATTTCAATGGAACGGCAGCACATGGGGACAAGTTGTTTATTCTAAAGAATCAGATTCTGGCACAGTATTATTATCTAGTGCCGGATTATCCGCTTATTCATTTTGCCATACAGAAAACTTTTTTGTAAGTTCTTCTGATAAAATTGCAAATCAATATATTTGGAGTGTACAAAATAGTTTAGATAATAGTGATCAAACAGTAACAACATTAACAAGTCCTACAGGATGGCTTGCTGTAGCTTCACCACAAGGAACAACATATCATTCAATATGTGCTGCATTATATACGTCTGCCCTACCAACAACAATGCCTAGCACTTATTATGATACTATAAGTGGTGCATTATATCAAAACTTCAGTACAACTTTTTTACCAACAACTGGATCACATAAAAAACATATTGAATATTACGGAATAGAGTCATCAGGATTAGAACCAAATATAATAGATTTGCAAGTCAGCCCTATGGGAATTCCAAGTTATGTATATTTAACAGGTGGTTATTTATATAATAATGGTTCTATAAATAATACACCATTTAATTATTATATTGGCGGTTATAGTTTCTTATTATCTTCTGTTTATTCACAAGTTATAAAAACCGCCAGTTTATTAGTAAGTACTGCGCCTACAAACGTTTATATAAATGTTGATGATGTTGGAAGCGGATATTTGAGTTTTCCAAAATATGAAACAAACATATTAAGTGTTATACCTATTATTGAAATTACACCAAGTTTGAAAATATCGCATCCATCTGCTTTAAATGCGTCATGGTGTTTTACAAACACTCCAGTTTCTACATTAAATAATAAACAAGATATAACTGTTTATCCTATGACTCCGGTTGTTTATACCCCTAACAAATATGTTGTAACTGGAACTGATATAAAATTTGAAAATCTAATTCAATGTTTTAGTGGTGTACAAGACATTACATGGACTGATAGAGGAAATGATTATGTTCAAACAACTTGTACAAATTATGTAACCAACGTAAATAATGAAAGTATTGTAGATTTAATATTAACAACGCATTTTAGCTCTTATAACAGCATTATAGAACTTCAAAACGAATTTCAAAATATTGTAAATGTTGATACAGCTTATACTCTATATGACGAAAATGTTGATCGAGTATACCAATCTACTAAATTAGAATTGCCTTATGATTACGATAGTTGTGCCATAGGTGACAACGATTGGTTAGTTGAAAACACCTTTAATGCATCAATGACAAAGCTTTATAATAATTTAGAATATTTACAATATATGTCAGAATTATATGATGTACCTCCTACCGAATATTATGGTTGGTTAGGAACAATATATTATGCAAACAGCAGTAAACATTTTAAATGGTATGTTAATATTCCTAATATTTCTTATGGTTATAATAATCCTGATTGGGCAATAGATGATAAATTTACAAATCTCAAAGATTGCTATGTAAAAAATAATGTAATGTACGTTTCAAATGGTACAAACGTTTATATATTATCATCAGATTTTAAAGCAACTCAAATAAGCACAATTAATTATAAGACAATTGGCGATTATTTTACAAACATTAATAGTATAAAATTAGATTCTGATAATAGAATTTATTTATTAGATACAATAGATGAAAATAATGTTTCAAATGGTTCAAAAAATAGAATAATTGTTTTTGAATTTAATGAAAACGATTTATCTTGGACACTATTATATAATTGGGGAGGTTTAGGTGGCCCGAATGCTAAAACCAAGTTTAATAATCCTAAAGATTTATATGTTGATAAATTAAATAATATTTGGGTAGCGGATACAGGAAATAATGTTGTCAAAAAATTTACAAGAACTGGAAGCTGGTTACAAACTCTTAATATTGATCATTTTAAACAAGAAGCACCATTAAGCGTAACTTTAGACGAAAATAATAATATCTATGTTTTAACAAGTTCAAAAATTGCTAAATTTGATTCTAATGGTAATTTTATTAAATTAATTTCATTAACTTATAATAATGCAAAAACTATTAGACCTTGTAGTGATGATGGATTTGGATATATTTGTTATAGTGATAAAATCATAAAAATCATGTATCATAACGAAACACAATCAATTTTTGCAAATAACGATTTTGTAAATTATACTGAAAATTATAAAAATGTTTATCATGATGAATTTAAAAATTTATATATTATCACACCTAATCATATATTAAAATATATTGACAAATTATTTATTGTGAAAATAAATCAAGATATTGTAGAAAAATCATGGCCGTTGGAAAGCTTATTAATTAATTCAAACGAATATATACAAGATTGGGTAATTAATAGATGTTTAAATAGATTTTGGGATAATTTGGAATTATTTAGAAAGAGTTTATTAGGTAAATTTGCTTATAAAACAATACAAAATACTACAAGTGTTACCATGTTGTCAACTTTTGATTTACCAAATGATTTAAGTTATTTTTGTGATCAAGATTTCTTATACTCAAATGGTAAAATTGTAACAATTGATGTAGTTTCTGAATATTTAAAACCTGTTGTAAGATCATTTACAACTGAAGAATATCAAAAACTTCCATATACTAAAGATGAAATATATATTGGAGTAAACGAGTTTGTTACTGCTCCTGTATTATGTCGTCCTATTAAAAAATTATTTGAATGTGAAGAAGTTATACTTGACATGATTAAATAATTTCTAAATATCATAAATGAAAAAAATCTTAATAATTATATTATCTTTATTGCTATTTTATTTTTTATATAGTATTGGTGCAAATAATATTTATACCTTATCAGCAATAATGGTAAGCCATTTTAATGGTATTCCACCTCCCACATGGATTATAATGAATACCAGTTATTTATATGGACCTTACATAACTATACCATTAATGTCTTTTTTGTGGGCAATTAATAGTTGTTTATATTTCTTTTATTGGAGATGGGTTTTATTTTATAAAAAGGATAAAGATATATCAAAAGAATATATTGATTATTTAAAAAATAAAAAAATTAAAAGATGGTATGATAAAATTTTATTAAAAGGATTAATAACTAATGTTAAATGGTATTATGTAACACTAATTAGATTAATTCCAACCCCACTTAGTAGCAGCGTTGTAATTTGTTCTGCTTTTAGAAATATGTCTATTAAAAATTTCATTATTGGTAATACTATAGCAGTTTTAATAACAACCACATATTTTTCTTTTGCTATAAAATTGATTAAAATAATGGAAGTTCCACAATTTATTAAATTTATGTTATATATGATTCATATGTTTTAAGGTTGAAATGAAATATTGTGCATTAATTTTACTAATAATAAATATTGTTTTATTGTCAATAATATTTCATTCACATACAGATCATAAAATAAAATGGAGTAATTATAAGGCACCTTTTATAGTAGAAGGGAAAAAAATTGTAATAATTACTGGACTTAGAAGTGATGGAGTTTTAGTTTGGAAAGAAAATAAAGAAATAGTATATAATTATTGATCAGTTTTATCTAAATTTTCTATTATAAATTTATATTTATTTGGAGTAAAATAGTTAATTAATGTATTAATATCAAATTGTTTATATTCTTCTATTTTTTCTATAAAATTTAAATTGTATAGTTTTTCACCTTTATTTATGTTATAATATAAAGTGTCCCTAATAATAGCAGCTTTTATTTCAGTATCAAATCTAGGTTTTACTTGTATTGATTTCTTTTTAAAATGTATATAACAAATAAATTTTGTAAAGTGTTTTTGAACACCTTTATAATTTTTTTGATTTATATTTTTTGTTTTTATTTTATTGCTTGATATAGATACTTTTTGAATTATGCTTTGTATGTTCTGTTTTAATATATTAAAATCACTTGAACCTTTTAACTCGTTTGTTAATATTTGATTATATTCATCAATTAAAGTTGGAAAATTGATTTTACATTCAGATTTTTTAAAGAAAATTGTACAAATGTCATATGCTATAGCAGCATCTTTTTCAGTTGGAAATCCAGATAAATTATAATTATTATAATTATTTTTAATTAAACATGTCCATTTTTTTGTTGATTTACAAAAAGATGCTCCATAATATTTAGAAGTAACAAACCTATCTTGATGTGTGTTATAATATTCTAAAATTTTTAACCAATTTTCATATTTTCTTTTTATAAACAAACTATTTATATCTATATTTTCATATATTTGTTTTAATATTAAACTATTTTTGCCATTTAAATGATAATAATATAAATCAACTGTAGATATTATATCTTTTTTATATGAATTTTGTTTATCTTTAGAAATAATTTTAATTTGACCTAATTTGAAATGGTTTTTAAAAAGATTAATAAATTTTATAGAAGCAGAACAAATGTGGGTTGTTACTGATTTTGTTGCTCCAGTTTTTCTATTATAAATATTTATTGATCCATCGCCATCCCAACATCCACGTAAAAATGATAATTTATATGATATATTTAAATTATCAAACCATTTTTCTATATCTAAATTATATGTTTTTCTGTTTGTTAAACCTATTTCTTTAAGAAAATTTACCAAATTCTTATCGTTTAATTGCCATACAGTATATTTATGAGTTTTTGATATATATAAACTACCTCCATATAATTTTTTGATTTTATTTAATAGATCAATATCATCATTATGTAGCCCAATTCTAACACTATATGCTCTATTTGTTTTATCGCATTCTGGATATCGTATATTACCATCAGTACAAATTAATCCTATTAAATAATAAAAATTTAAATTGTTTTTTTCTATTTCTAAATTCATATGCTTCCTCTTGTAAGTATTTAGTTATAAACACTATTTTTAATAATATTTTTATTAATAATTTTTTAATTAGGTATATAAATATTTTAAAGTATAAACTCTAATAGAATAGTGGCAACAATGTTTGTTGTACCTACATTAGTAGATGACTTGAAGGAGAGTTAATAATACGAGCAATAGATTTCACCATTGAAAAGTGGCGTTAGATAGAAATATCTAATGTAAAATGCGGTGAATTCGGTGAACGAGTTAAAAGCTTGAATACCGAGCCAAGCTGGAGAAAAGTATAAAAGTAACCAGAAGGTGTAACGACTAATGGATGAGTAGCAAAACAATAAATCCGACAAGAGTGCCGCACAACCGAAAGGTTGATGATATAGTCTGAACATATAGAATTATATAAACTATGTGAAGTTGTAATTAAAAAAACAACGATAACAAAATTGAAATTTCATAGATTTAATCATCATTCACAACCTAATTCTGCAATACCGGATTCAGCACACGATCCTATTGCAAGTTTTTCAAATAATTGGCGTGGTGAATTTGTAATATATCCAGACGGTTCCTTACTTTCTGCAAGAGACATAGCAACGAACAATATTCGTCCTTTTTCTGGAGATTTAATAGAAATTTTGCCTCCTAACAAGCTTTTAGTATCTAATTTAACAGCACTTTCTGCAACAATTCATCAATTAGACTTAAATTATTCAGAACTTAGCGGATTTATGGTAATTGGAGAAGATTATAGTTTATCAATACCTTCTTATATTTTAATACCTGGTTATAATAATTTGCTTTTAAATGGTATTGGAATATCTGGAACCTCTTGGGCAAGTTTTGGTGGGGATTTAAAAACCAATAGAGATTTATATGTTACACGCACAGGAGATTTTTCAACTGTTAATACTGATAATTTAACAGTCACAGAGCCTGTTGGTAATTTAGATGTAGTAGATTTAACTGTGACAGATTTGCGAGGCAATCCTGATATAAATTGTTATGATAATATTAATTTAAATAATAATAATATCAATAATGCTAATATAATAAATACAAATGTTATAAGTGCTAATACTTATTTAGGTTTATCATCGAATTTTACTTTTAATATTAAAGATAAATGGACTGAATTAAGTTATAACCAACCTTTAGGCGATTCTTCAACTATTGCATCAAACACTTCAAGTACTTTAGTAATAGTTCCATCGGGTGATAACGAATTATTTGTTACCGTTACTGTAGAAGCATTATCATCAACATCTTATGGTGAAATTTTTGGTATAGTTGTAGATAATTTAAATCAAGAAAAAGTAGTTGGGTTAGCAAGAGTTGGAAATTTAGGATTATTACCTGATTCTGATGTTGAACACGCTCATAATGTAGGAATGATTATTGATGCTGGACAATCTTTTAGCTTTTTTGTACTAGATAATTATAATTATTATTTAAGTGCAAGAGATATTGCAAGACCTATAGATGTATGGTGTAGAACTTTACAAAGACAAGATATCACTTATAGTTTATCAGATGCTACTTTAAATTTAAATGGGTTGTCATTAAGTGATTGTCTATCAACAGATTGTATAAAACCATATACACCAGACGGTACAATATCTATGCATGGAAATGTGAGCACAAGTGGAACATTAAGTAGTTCTGATATAGTATTAACAAATGCTACAACATTTTATGGTACTGTAACATCATCTGATCTATTTTTAACCATAAATATAAATGGTAGTGCTTTAAAAATTCCATTGTATACATAAATAGTTGTAAGGAAAATATTATGAATAATTATTTTAAATTAAAATACAGTTTGTTAATATTTTTAAATATAATATTAACAAACTTCACAGTATTTGCTCAAAATTATAAAATAGAAAAAAATCCAATTATTTTTAAAACTAATATAACCGTTGAAAAAATTGTATTTGCTGACGTAACAACCACACTAACCAGTCAGAGCAACGGTGTTCTACGGATCGGGAGCGGAACGAACCTGTCACCCGTCATCACTGATGCTACCCTTCCTGCCTATCCTGCGGTTCCTTTGCAGACGGTGGACGGGATCACGCTCACGAAAAGCGGCTCGCAGATTTCTGTTGCATCGTGGATCAGCAAGAACCTTCTGCGAAGTTGGTATCTGGACGCGCTGCATAGCCTGACTGCCGGGAGCGGTTTTATTGATGGGCCTAGCTACCTGTTCACGGATCAAAACGGGATTATGACAAACCTGAGCAGCGGATACAAATGGGTGAGTTCAGGATACGCGAATCAGGTTACTGTGGCTGCAACGAATGAACCTACCGGAATGGTCGCGCATTACAAGATGAATGATGATGCGGCAAATACAACAATCGAGGATTCTGCCGGAGCGTCCCTCAATGCTGTAGCCTCACAGAATACAGCAGATATGCACGCTACCGGAAAGATAAATGGCGGCATAGAGTTCAACGGAACGAGTGACATCATCAGGATGAATGACGACACCTGCTTCATAGGAACCAACACATCAGTATCTGTGTCGCTGTGGTTCAAGAAGAATGGTTCTGGCGACGACAACCAAATACTTCTGTCCAAAAGTGGTGACGGTTGGGTTACTAGCGCAGGCTTTATTGTCGCATTCAATCAAAGTGGAAATCAGATGGACGTAGGCTGTCTTAATGGTTCTCGACTATACAATTCAGCACAGCCTAATGACGATAATTGGCACCATGTCGTTGCCATTTTCAACACGAAGGGTGGTTCGTCTATAACGAACATATCCTTATGGTTCGATGGTTCACTGAAATCATCCTCCCTTGATTATGGTACGTTTGATGGTATAGTTAGTACAAACGCCCTGCGTGTAGGGTCTGACAATGGGGATAAGCATTTCAAGGGGACCATTGATGATGTCCGAGTCTATACCAATGTCCTAACTCAGTCAGATATTGAGATTTTGTACAATTCCGGAGCTGGGACTGAGGGCGACGGCACGATAATGCAATCGTCCATGTATCTGACCATTACCAACAAGGTTGTCAGTTTTGTTGTATCAAACCAGATGTTAACTTGGATCGCGCAAAGCACGAACTCTGTCGCAGACCTGACAAACAACCAGTTGGGCTATGCTGTATCTGTGGACGGTACGCTGACGAACTGGAGCTACAAGCCGCTACTGGTGGACTCCACAGACCCGTCGAACCTGCTGTTCACCGCGCTACGGACGAACTGCACTTTCTCTTCCACTACGAACAATATGGGAGTGTGGGCATCGAGCAACATCAACATCACAATCAAAGGTATGGCCGCACCTTGTGCGCCGTAAAGGAGAACCAACATGAGAGAGAACATCTGCATATTTTTCGGAACACTGATTCTGGTAACGGCTACGCTGTCACCCGGCGAGCCACTTGGAATCAGGAATCAGGATGAGGCGAACAAACACGATCTTGCAACAGCAATCTCCACGAACGCGACGGCAGGTGTCAGCTATGCCGATCTACGTGCAGAGTGGCAGGCGGCAAACAACCAGGCGAAGAAGGACGATGCCATTAGTAAGTTGTTTGCGAAACTGGCAGAGATTGAGGTGATAGAAAAGTCAGCGAAGGACAAGGCAAAGAAAGAGGCTGGTAAAGACAGTAAAAAGTAAAATTATTTATAAATATTTGTGGAGTATAATTATGAAAAAAATATTATTAACAATGTTATTAACTTTTATAGGTTATTCAACTTTAGGGCAGATACAAACATATAATCGTCCTGTGTCATTAAATGGTAGTAGTAATATTATAAATAATGCTTATATTGTGGGAACTTTATATTTACAAGGTACTAATTTATTAATAACCCTAGATAATACTTTTGCAAAATTTTCCATAACTAATAATTTAGCAGATACAAATTATGTTAATAATAGTATAACAATTGCAACAAATACATTAGCCAGCACAAATTATGTTGACGCTAAAATTGCACCTTTACCAACAACAAACGATATTGCGCCATTAGCTAGCACAAATTATGTAGCAACTAATTCAATGCCAGTAGGTTGCGTTTTGGCCTTTGCAAGAACTAACCCACCTGCTGGATGGCTAGAATGCGATGGTTCAGCAGTATCAAGAACTACATATTTAAATTTATTTGATAATATTGGAACTTTATACGGTTCTGGTGATGGAACAAATACTTTTAATTTACCTAATTTTAAGGGTAGAACGTTAATGGGATTAGATGTTTCTCAACCTTTATATGATTCTATGAGTAAAACAGGTGGTTTAAATACTATTACTCTAACTACTAATAATTTACCTGCACATACACATACTGCTACAAATAGCTATGATGGCAATCACATTGGACATATTGACACAACAGCATCAAGAGTAGTAAATAGTGTTTTGGCTGGTGGTTATGGATTAATGGATTCTGGAACACATACACATACTATCAATGTTTTATCAACAGGCGGCGGAAAAGCTTTCACAAATTTACCTCCTTATGCAATTGTTAAATATTTTATAAAATATTAAAAATAAGAATATAAAATAATTTCATAATTTACTAAATACTTATAACAGAACTGATTGTTTAACAATCCGAATCGAAAGATTCCTGTTGGTATTGTATATCAACCGCTTTGTATCGAGCCATTCTGTTAGGAGATAGATACATGAGTATTGAAGTAAATTTTGCATCTGGATATGCCCCCGCCGAAGCAGAGCGCGGAAAATTTGTAGTAATAGATTCTTCAACTTTAACAGGATTACCAAGTTCATCAAGAGGGCGATATGCACTTTTAACGTATGATATTAATGCCACATCTGCAACAAATACTGTTAATTTACTACCAAATACAACTTTAGAAAACGTTTTAACTCTAACAAATGCTAGTTCCAGCACATTAATATTTTCCCCTCCTGTTGTAGATTTTGAAGTTTTTAGTGGTAATGAATCAATATATTTGTCATTTAATGCTACAACATATAACGATTTAACAGCTAAGGGATTGCCAATACAATCAAACAGTTATTATTCGATGAAAAGGGAAATTTCAAGAGTTTCAATAGGTACATTAAGTAGTTGTGAAGTAAGAACATTTGGACATTATAGAAATTAGGGAGTAAATTATGAGTACAGTAGATTTTAATAAACCATTTTCGCCAAGTTTAGCAGAAAACGGAAAATTTGTTCCTATAGATATGTCAACCATAACTGGATACCCTTCTACCTATACAAATGGTGAAGGTCTTACAGGAGTTCCAACAAATGGAAGATTTGCAGTTTTAACATATAATATTGGTACAGATACATCAAATCTTATACTTTCAGGTGGTTTACCAAATACTACTAATGAAAATTTATTAACTTTTGTTACAAATTCATCCTCATCCTTATCGTTTTCTCCAGCAGCAAATTTAATGGAAATTTCTAATAGATCAAATGGATCAATATATATAACATATTCGAACCCACCTACAACCAATTTTGGAACTTTAACAGCGGCAGGATTGGAAATTCCAAAGGGTTCATTTTATAGTATAGAAAGAACAACAACATTAATAACTATTGGATCAGTAGCAGGTGGAAATGTTGTAGTGTTTGGACATTATAAATCATAATAAAGGATGATAATATGAAAAATAAAGTAATAATATTATTTGCTCTATTGATGGGGCTTTCGTTAAGCGTGTTTGCGGGTAGCAGTATGATACCTAATGTTACAGATTTACCAATTGTAGTTCAAGATGTAAGTAATTTAACAATTGTTGTAAATGGGAAAGTTAGTTCAAACGAATTAGCATCTACTACTTCAAATAATGAAGGTGTTGCAAGAGTTGGTGCATTAGGTGGATATAATCTTAAAGATTATTTAGAAGATACTGCAACTCGCGGTCTTGCCAGAGATTATCCAGTTTTTACATATGATAAATATCCTTCTACAAATTTGAATATTTCATGGACTACCGGAGATGTTTATGATCCTGAAAATGGTTATTATCATGTTAATTCGGGTAGTGCCACATTACTGGATAATACTGTAACTTATTATTATTTTGCAACAAATGGCAATCCTTTAACATTAAAAAGCACCGGATCAAGACCACCAGCAAGCGAAGCAATATATGTTGCTACATTTGTTACGGCCTTTGGCTCTATTATTCATGTTGGACAAGGTATTGGAGCAGGAGATGAATTAATGTATGAAGATGTTGCATTTGCCAACGTTATGCCATCAATTATTACAGAAGGTATAACAGTTAGACCTACTGGTACAAATTTAACAGATATTTTATTAACAGGTGGTATAGAATATCATAATTTAGCCGATAGAATAGTACACGATTCTTTTAATTTTTCAACATCTAATAAATTAGTTATGTATTATTCAACAAACGGAAATAATTTTACAACAACAATAACAAATAAATTTCCTATAGGTTTATGGAATAATACAAACGGTATTGCAGCTTGTGATACATCAAAATGGTATCGTGGAATTTTCATGTCTGTAGCAGATTCTGGACAATTAAACTGGATACTACCAACCTATGAATACACAAATGAAACAAGCGCAATATTAGGTGATGATCCAGATTTACCACCTAGTTTTACCCCTTATATTCCAATTTCAACAGCATATATTTTTAGTGGTAATGATGTTAATTTAAGAAACGATTTAACATATTGGGTTGATAGAAGATTCATGATACGCAGGGGAGCATTAACAACAAGCGGCGGCGGGGGCACAACCACAACCCCAACTATACAAGAAGTTCTTTTAGCTGGTGCCAACACAGGTGGACTTGTTCCAAAGGGAATGGGAAACCCTGTAGATGCTGGTGATGCAGCAAATAAAAGTTATGTGGATTCTACTATTAATAATATTAACAATCAAAAGGCTTATGTAGATTCAAACGGGGATGATAATGAGGCATTAATAGAAAGTTCAATTTTACCTTTTAAAACAATTCAAGCAGCAATAAACGCAGCAGCAATAAATGCAAATTCTAGTAATCGTTTTCTAATCTGTATAAGTCCTGGTACATATACCGAAAATATTACAATGTCAAATTATGTGAGTATAAGAGGGGATGATATTGAATCAACAATAATTTTAGGAAACATCACTTTTCCTCCACAATATATAGACGAAACAGGAAGTGAAATTTCTTTACTAACTGTAAGAGCGACAAACTCTGACGCTTTGATGATAAATGCAGGATCAGATTCAGCTTATATAGGCATTCGTTCCTGTTATTTATCTTCTACTTATGATAACGATGATAATTATAAAAGCGTAATACATATGTATAGAGGTTTAGCAGAAGTTTATGCAACAACATATTTACAATTATATGACAATGCCAATAGTGCGGGTAGCATTTGTAATGCACAAATTTTTGAACACACTACAGATACAAACAATGCAGGATTGAGTCAATTTACATCATTTGGATCATCATCTGAAATTACATGTACTGACACCAATGATATCATAAATATGATGTTAACCCATAATAATACAGATTCAGCATGTATTAATACTTTTATAGGTGGATTATTTAACATTTATTTAAATGATACAAATACTATACATGAAAACGAAATTAGAATAGTGGCACAAAAAGATGCAATAGGTAGAACATTATCACAAGGTAATGTGCATCGCATATATATGGCTCCTACTAATAGTTGTAATTTATTTATTGCATATTCTAAAGACGGAACTGGTGATGGAGTTGCAATAAGCAGAAATAATCATATTAGAATAGTATCAGGGTCTTCGTCAAATATATGGTTAGGTGTTGCATCTGCAACTAACGATAAAATTAGAATATATGATACCGAAATAATACAAGCAAATGCTTTTGATTATCATCCAAGAATTTATACAAATTATGGTAATTCTGGCAAATTTTATATTAATACTCCACACCAAAATGGGGATCAAATTTTTGGTGGAGCAGTTGACATGTCTTTAATTAATACAGTTACACCTTCTACGCCACAAGCGGGACACGTAAGATTATATCCTTATACTTATGCAGGGTTGGAAAATCCATATTTTATAGATTCTTCTGGAAATTCTGCAAGATTGGCTAGAGATAATTTTTATAATGGATATAATGCTGAAACAACTAAACTTAATGTTGGTGAAGCAGTATATATATCTAGCGGGTTGTCACCATTAAACACTCCTATTGTCAAAAGATCAAATGGATCAAAACCCGAAACCATGCCTAGCATTGGTTTGGTTGTACAAGTTGGTGGTATAGCAACAGGAAGTATTGGAAGAATAATGTTTTTCGGAAGAATGGAAGCAACAATGGATACCTCTGCTTTTGCTTCTGGTGATAAATTATACGTAAGCGCAACAATTGATGGTGGAATTACAAATGTTGCCCCTACAGGTACAAATATTGTACAACAAATTGGAACTTGTCATATAAGTTCAACAAACGGTTATGTAAGTGTGCGCCCTTGGAAACCTGATACTTTAGGTGGATTGACTCCAAATAAATATACAACTTATGAAAATCCTGTTTTTTCAAGTAGTGCTTTCATGCTTACAAATAGTGGTGCAGCAAAATTTTCTGCATCTGATATTCCTGCAAACACAACAAATACTTATATATTACCATCACAAGGGGGAACATTGGCAACATATACGGATATTCAGCTAGTTCCCATAAGTGTAATAATTGGTGAAACCAATGGTATTCAAAAAGGAAGAGTTGTATATCAGTCTGGTATTTATAGTAATAAACCCCTTATAAAATATTCTAGCAGAAACGATTCATCAACCTTACCAATCATAGGTGTAACTCTAGCTAGTGGAAACTATGGTGATAATATTGAAGTTGCTAATTTTGGTCCTGTTAGAGACATTGACACATCAGTATTTTCACCCAACGACATGATATATTTAGGCACTAATGGATTATTATCAAAAGCATCTACTATATTGTCTGATGCTATTATAATGGTAGGAACATGCTTATCTTCAAATTCAACAACAGGTCAAATATTAGTAAATATTAGATCATATTATATGGACGGATCATTTTCTGGTTCTATGAGATATACGGTTAAAAACGCATCAACAGCATCAAATTCAACCGCAGCATTTTTTGCTATTAATGATATTGATGAATCTATTAGAATGGTAATTAGAGGATCAGGCAATAATAGAGGAAAAGCATCAATAATTTCTAGCTCTGCAAATGGAACTTTTTATATGTCTAATAATAGACGTAAACCTATTATATGGGACATAGATATGACGGACACAGGTGACGAATTTTCTCATCTTGTTTGGCCGATGATGTCTTTGGTTCCACAAACAGGAACATCTAATTCCTTTTTTGGTATAGGTACAACAAATCCATTAATGATGTTACATGTTAACGGTTCTGGTGTAATTAGTAATATGTATAGATTATCATCAAATTTATATTCTAATAACGAATTTATTGCATACGGAGATACTACAAATCTTATTAATATTATTAATACTAATTTACAAGCACAAATTAATACGGAAACTAATAGAGCTTATGTTGCAGAAACTAATCTGCAAGTTCGAATAAATAATAATTCAAACAGATTAAATAATATTGATATAAATACACAAAAATGGAATAATGTAGCAACATCTACTAAATTTTATGCAAACCTTGGTGGAGGTGTACAAACTTTTGGTAACAATACAATAGATAAAGTATTATATACTAATTTAGTGTTGAATGTTAATGGAATATATTCTAATTCTGCTGCTAGATGGACTCCCAATGCTTCTAATGTAATGATAAAAATTGATGGAAATATTAGTGTTGATATGGCAAATAACAGTACAGTGTACATTTATGTGTACAAAAATGGGGCTTCTAAATGTAGGGTATTCTCAAAAAGAACAACCGCCGCAGGTGAAGATTTATATGCGTCTTATTCATTTGTAGATATAACAACAAATGTAATGGATTATTATGAAATATTTTCACAAATTCAAAATGGCGGTACAACTTTAGATACAAGTAATGGAAATTGGTGGTCTGGTCAAATATTATACTAAATATTTTAAGGATATAATTATGAATTTTGAAGATTATAAAACAAATACAAAAACAATAGACCTTTCTAATATTGCTAAAAACATAGCACAATTAGGAATGAGATATAATATTAATTTTAATGATATTGTTAAAACTAATTATAGTTTATCACCAAAAGAATATGAAATACCTTGCGACAATGGAAAATTAGTTACAAAAGGTTTATTAAAACATAAAGAAGTTGCAGTAGCCTATTCAACAGCTATTAAAGATACTAAAATGGAAAGTCATATACACGAAGAAATTGAAATAATTAAAGTAATTTCTGGCGAAATACATTTGAAAATAGACAACGAACCACTACATATATTAAAGAAAGATGATATTATTATGATACAAGCCTATGTAGCACATGATTGTAAATTTGTAACAGATTCAATTTTTATAGCAATAACCCTACCAGCTTGTGATACATGGCCCGATACAGGAGTTTAATATGCCACCAAAAACACACGAATATGAAAAAGATAATGAACAAATTGTAGTAACATTGGCTTTAATTCAAAAGGCATTAGAAGATAATACAACAAGAATAAGCGATCATCATAAAGCTCTATTTGGAAATGGAAGTCCAGAAAATAGCATAGTGTGGGCAATAAAAAATTTAACAATTGCTATAGAAAATTTTGAAAAATTAGTAGAAAAATATCATAAAGAAGAACAAGAAGCAATCACAGCCGCTAAAAAAATGGCAGAAGATACTCAAATGGGTATAAAAGAATTAAAAAGCGAATTGGAAAAATTTAAAAATAATGATGAAAATTTAAGTTGGAAACAATGGTTTAAGAAGATTACAATTAAATGGCTTCCCATATTTTTATTAATATTATCAATTTTAATAACATTTCATAATTCACTTTTAAATATTTTATTGGCTTTTATAAAATTGTTACAATAATTTACTTGATTTTATAAAATTATATAATATACTTGCTTTTAAGGTGATAATAATAAATAATTAAAAGGAATAAATATATGAATAAAATAATAAAAAATACAATAATGGGAAGCGTAATGTTTGGTTTAATCGTTAGCACAGGTTGTATAAGCACTTATAATCATGGTAGGGTTAAAGAAAATCTTATTAAAGAAAACATAGTTGCTACTGGAAATGCAGAGCAAATTAAAGCTGTTAATATGGGCATTAAGCCTTCAACCGTTTTAAAAATTGTTCCTACTACCGATGGTAAAGGTGCAATGTTAGCTTTTAGTATGAGTTCTGATACTATTAGTTATTTTAAAACCTTTGCAGAAGCACCAGTTTCTAGTTCATTATCTTTACTGGCTGATGGAGGTATAGTAGGTGGATTAATTTGGGCAATTGGTCAAATTTCTGATAATGGCGGAAACAAATCAGATGAAAATACTACAATTACTATGGAAAATTCCAATGGAAATAATATAAATGTTGGAGAAAATAATAGTAACAATGGTGGTGGAAATACAACAAATACCGAAGCACCATAAAATTAATTAAAATTTAATAAAGAGATTAAGGCAGATTTAAAAGTCTGCCTTTTTTGTTGATTTTTATAAATAATTAAAAGGTGAAATTATGAAAAATTATAAAAATCCAGTTAAATTACCACCCTTTAATGTAAAAAGAGTTGTATCTATTTTATCACAAAATGTTGGATGGCAAATAGTTAGTCAACATATTAATGATGTTTGGGGAATTACGCAAGGAGAAGCCGTAAAAATTTGTATAATTGATACAGGTTGTCCAGTTACTAAAAAAGATGGAGTGTATAATGTTCATCCTGATTTGGTTGGAGCAATTGATGTCAATAATAGTAAAACATTTATAAAGGATGAAGGAATTGAAGACATGCAAGGACATTCTACACATTGTGCAGGAATTATAGCAGCACAAAATAATCAAATTGGCATGGTTGGAGTGGCACCTAAAGTAATGATAACAACTTATAAAGCTTTAGATAGAAATGGTACGGGTGGAATGAACATTATTAATGCAGCATTAGAAGAGGCATTAAAACACGATTTTAATATTATTTCAATGTCATTAGGATGCGCTTTTCCTAATAACACAATGCATGAATTAATAAAAGAATTATATAAAAAGAATGTAGC